CATCGTAAATTTCAGCATTGTCGTAACGAATACTCACAGTAACCTGTACTTGATCACTGTTTGAGTATGCCATATCACCATACTGAATATTTGCAATGTAGCAACCTGCTAGTTCAAATGTATCCAGTACACCTGGTGTTGGATTTGCGCCATCTAAACTTTCTACTACCATTTGGAACTTGTAACCACTGCCTGCTCTTGAACTTGCTTGGTTAGCATGATCAACTTGTCTGTTGAGTTGATTGTTTAGTTCTCTAAGCACTGCACTGTCTACATCATCTCTGAGTACAACTGTTACAGGATCCCATGTGTGTTTACCTGCTAGATAAATTCTTGAATTATATGCGTCTACCATTACTTCATCATGAGTTAAACTTGGTCTTGTTACACTGATAACACTTCTAGTGGGTACACCGCTAAATGATTCACCAATAAAGTTCACTCTAAAACGATAAGCAAGTTTGGGCATAATAGTTGTGGTGTTGCCTTGATTGTCTGGAACACCAAGTGTTGTTATAACTGCCATCTCTATCTCCTTGTAATACCGGCTAGTAGTATTTATGATTTTCAGTCAAAAAATTAGGCGCCCTTGAGCGCCTAATTAAGTATTAAGTTAATTTTTTTTAGTTTGTTGTTGACAATGCACCAGTATTCACCAGTCTAATTGGGACATAAATGAATTCTGCTGCTTTTGCAGGTTCAATCGCAACATCTACGTAGAATTCGTTGCGATCTATTCTTGCAGGTGTATTGTTTGATTCGTCACATACAACTGCAAAGTCGTTAAGACCTCTGCGGCTTAAGATGTCTGCCAAGAACCGTTCAAATGCAATTTTTGCTCTTGCTCTTGTTTGTGCATCATTGATTTCAAACAAGAACGGACGAGCTAGTTCATCAAAACGATCTCTCAGATATGCTACCAATCTAGCAACATTCACCCGATCCAATGCACTTGTTGTTGTGTGCAGTGTTTTCTGACCAAATACAATTGTACCTTGTCCAACAAATGTAGTAATTGGATTAAGTTTGACTGTGTACATCGCATCACGTTGTCCTTGACTCAATGCAATAGCTTTGAATTCATTTTCTGTTGTGATGTAACCAACACTGCTTGCATTTTGTACAACACCTCTAGTAGTACCAGCTGGTGCAAACCACTGGAAGCTGATGTTGTCGTTGTATGCATATGTGTAAAGTGCCATGTGACTTGGCGGAACAATAACAGTATTACCATTTAATGGTTCTGTTGTTGCACCTGATGGATAGTAAACTGCACTATAAGTGTTGTTGGTTACTAGTCCATCTTCGCCATTTTCACTGGCTGTGTTGCTGTTTTGTACCCAACTGATAACATCTGTTGGATTTTTACGCATTGGTGTATCAACAATAATAAATGCTGTTTCGCCTCTGTCACTGTTTAGTGTGACCATTTCATCCACTAGTTCTGGATAGTTAGGTGCAGCAATTAGACTGAATCTATTGCCTGGATCTCTGAGATCTGTGCCTGCTGCTACGGCTTGCATTGCTGTTGCAATAACACCACGTTGTGCATAACGTCCAAAACGTCCGCTGCCGTCTGCATGATTGCTTGCGCCATTTCTCCATGCTGTGCCGTTCCATGTTCTCACAGTGTTTTTACTCTGTGCCATATTAACAGCTACCATTCCTGCTGGATAAACAGTTGGACTAGGTGCGCCTGTAATTGGTGATCCTCCGCCAGCTGTATCAAAAAAGTCTGCAAATATTACACCTGTTGTGGTTGTCTGGTCTGTGTTATCATGTGTAACCCATGCACTACCGTTGTATACTTTGATTTTTGGATAATCACGCTCGTTTGCTTGTCCACTAGCTGCTAGTGTTGTGTCAACCCAAATGTCACCTACTGCTAGTGCATTACCTGCTGCATCTGTGGTTGGTTGTGTTGTTGAATACACAACATCTGTTGCTGCAACCCATGCACCGCCAACTTGACGATATAGGTCTAAACTGTTGATTGTGTCATCAAACCAGTATGTACCAGTTGCTATTGTTGCTGTTGGCTGAGCTGCTGAAGCGTTCAAGTCTGTTGCTGTTAGTGCGCCTGCAGCGCCGTTGGCGTCTACTTCACGCACAATAATTGCTGATTTTGTGTCTGCTTGTTGATCCAGCAACAAGTTACCAGTTGTAGCTGAACTTGCTGTTAATACTGTAGTACTTGAACCATCTTGTGGCACAAAATCACCTATTACAGCAATGCCATCTGCTTGTGTAGTGCTAACACCTTGTACTGTTTTTTGTACAAAAACACCCACACTTGAATCGTAGCTGTAAACTTTAAGATCAATACCATTGCCTAAGCGTGTGGTTTTGATCCAAATATCACCTGCACTAGGCGTTGCTGGTGCACTATAGTGAGCAGCATATGTTACTGCTTCGCCTGTACTCATGCCTGTTGACTGATCCATAGCTTCCCATGCACCGCCTACACCATAAAAGTATTCAATACCCAATTGACGAGCTGCACTTGTTGATATTTCGTTGTCAACATGTACAACAACACGGAATGTACCGTCTGTTGCTGCACTTGCGCCTGTTGGTGTGTGAACACCGCCAACAACATCGCTGCCGTCGTCTGCGTTGATTTCAATTGAAGGAGTTTTTACTTCCCACTTGCTTGTAGTGTCGTTCCATACATGAATACCGTATGCACTACCATCTGTGTCTAACCATGCACCGCCATTTGTAGCATAAGGTGCTGTTGGCGCTGTGGTTGCTGAATTTAATTGTGCAAGGTCTAAATCAGCACGTACAATGTACGCTTGACTGCCTTGTCCCAAATAACTGTACGCAGCCATAAGACCATATTCGCTGGTTTCACTGCCTTGTACAACACTTGTTCCACTTGTAGTAAATTCTGGGTTACCAAAATACTGTGTTAGTTCACGTTGGCTAGTAACTTTTACCACTTCGCCTGCGTTTGCTGATTTAGTATATTTGGCAATACCATCTGCTTCACTACCAGTAGGATCTGTTTTGTCTTGTTGTGTAGCTATCAATAGTAACGGAACTGTGCCAGCACCTGGGGCGCCATATGCACTTTCATCTACTACTTGAACCTCTACACCTGGAGATACTAATGCCATGTTTTTGCTCCTCTGATAATAGTAATTGCTAGTAATATTTACCAGAACCGCTATATATCAGGGGGGATACGGAGGTTAACCTAGTAGTTAATTATTGATTGTACTTTAGCTTGTAGTTCTTCAAGTGTAGTATCATTACTGATAATTTGGTCAAAGCTACTGTTGCTTTCAATCCAAGCCCATTCACTTGGATGTACGCCTTCTGGCTTTGTTCCATGATCTCTACGATCATAGAACCACTGTGGCAAATCTCCTCTGCGCACTTGCCAAACTTGTCCTTGTACACTGTTGATCATACGCATTTCATTGGGAAAACGTACATCAGGTATTACCCAATCTGTATCTGGATTTTCTAGTATTTGCTTTTTAACTAGACTTACCCATATACCGTCAAAGAACCCGTTGCGCATACAATCTGTACCAAACAGTTGCAGTACTAATCTAGGTGTTACTTCGAATCCAGTTTCTTCAGTCCAAAACTGATCTGTTTTTTCACGCCAAATTCTACTGCGATCTGTATCACCTTCTAATAAATCTCTATCCCAATCAAAAACACTAGCAACACCGTCTTTGAGTTTGTCAGCAAAACTAAGTTTTTTAAAATTGTGATTTTCTACTAGAATGTCAGCAACTGTTCCTTTGCCGCTTCCTATAAGTCCACATATGCCTATAATCATAAATGTATATTAATGTAATTGAAGTTGTTTGTCAACCAATAATAACACCAAGACCTGCTTGTCCTTCAGCATAGTACTTGAGATCAGCTTCTAGCTTGTCGATAGTTGCTTGTGCATCCATACGCAGTGCATCTGCATTTAAACTTGTCCCGCCTTGTGGTCCTGCAATGGTATTGAATTTACCACGTGCTTCTGCTAGCATCAATTTGGCATGTGCTAGTGCATAATCTTTAACCCAAGGAGCACAATAAGGATCTTGTAGTAGTTCTTCATCACTGCGTTGTTTGTAAACATGCAAATAATAAACATCATCTGCTTTGATTCTTCTATGCAAAAACAACTTTTTGGTTACTGTGTTCCAAGTAAATGTAACATTTTCACCAAACAAACGTCCCAGTGTTTCTCTGTGTTGAGCTAGTGCATCGTAAACTGCCATACCGCCTGCTCTACCACTGTTTAATAGATATGTGTTAAGATACGCAGTTTCGAATGGTTCAATATCTCCCAAACCACCACTGCTTAATGTACCAGCACTGCGTCTGTAGATGTCATACACATCAATAATTTCATTATCTAGTGTATAATCTGCAACTTCTTTGGTAACTTGCAGTTGTACGAAACTTTCTTCAACGCTGTTTTCACTGCGCTGCCTATATTTTTCAAAACTCTTTTTGATAGCCACGTCATAGTGTTCAGGGTCAAGTTCAACATCAACCATCTGTCCACCAAGTCGCAGTTCAATTTCTTTAATTAGATCATCTTTTAGTGCCATGCAAGTATTTATTACTTGAATGCCTTTAGGATGATAATGTCAGCATTGAATCTACCGTTGAGTTTTGTTTCTGTGGTTTTGAGATATCCAAACTGCGGTTTGAGTTTGTGTTTGGTAATTTTTTTCCAATTTGGCAACACTTCGTCTGGTTTGCGTACTGTTTTTTGTACACTGCGTTTTTCATCAAAAAACTGTAGCGTAGTTCCTTTGACTTTGAACGTTGTGTGTTCTTGTGCATAATAAATGCCCAACTTGCGATTTTTTGTGTTGAATACAACCAATGCAGTTGCATCAATAATATCTGCCGGAGGAATACTGCTGAGTCCAAAATCTCCGTCACTGGGTTTGAACTTGAGTTTTTTGACCAACTCTGCTGCACTTTTTTGTTTGGGTTTGCGCACTGCACGAGTTTGTTTTTTCTCTGCTTTGATAATTTCAATGCCGTCAAACATGCGTTTGTAGAAATCGGTTAGTTCTTTGATTTCTTTTTTACTATAGGTATTGTAACCTTCTGCAAGTTGTTGTTGCATGTCGTCTTGCTTTTTAGCAGGAGGAAGATCATTCAGTTCTTGCAGTTCTTCATACTGTCCTCTGTAGAATTGATCTACGAAACGTAAATGTCCTAGATTCATTTCTTGTTTTCTAAAATAGTTTAATGGATTGCATTTTATCAGAGGATTCTTTTTGCTGTCACGCATCCAATTATCCAACCAGTTGTCCAGTTCTTCTAGTTTATCAATGGTTGCTTCTTCAAGACGTTCCTGAATAGTTGGAATATATTTTTGCTTTTTGGTTTTTTCTTCAGCTTTTTTAAGTTCAACAACTTGCGCACCTTCTTCAGCAAGACGCTTGATCCACCCATCTAGTTTGCCTACATAATCTGGGATTATCTGATCTGGTGCATTTTCTTCAAAATGTGCGGCAGTAGCATAGTGACTTTTACCGCCTACTTTCCAGTCTGGCAATTTGTTGATGTTAGAAACTGTTTTTTTATCATAATTGTTTTTGATATAAATTTTAACTTTGTTTAACCATTCTTTTGCATCAATCAAATAATGAATATGGTACTGTACAGCATGCCAGCCTTTTTCCATCGGAAGCTGATCCCATGCATTGGCTTTGCGTTGCGCTCTGGGTTTTTTACGTTTAACTACACTCTTTGCCATACTATTCTCCTGAACTGTTTACACTAATTTAGCATCTTTTACAGTTTTGTCAAGAGCTATGATTCACATAAATATACGTATGCCACGATTAAGTTTATATAAACCAACAAAAACTAACGACTATCATTTTATGGATCGCCAAATTCGCGAACAGTTTGTTATTGGCGGCACAGGTGTACATGTTCACAAATATGTAGGGCCAGCAGTGACCAATGATAAAAATGATCCCAGTCAACCCAACTACATCGATGGCAGAGAAATAGACCCACTAAGTGGAGAATTTATCAACGTTGAAGGCATACTCAACGAAACAAAAGTCCAAGACTTGCTGTTTATGGAAAACAGAGATCGTAAATATGACAAAGATATCTATGAACTACGTGGCGTATATAATGTTCAGGATACCGACTTTGACCTAACACAGTTTGGACTGTTTTTAAGCAATGACATGCTGTACATGACATTTCACATGAATGAAATGGTAGAAATCATGGGCAGACGCTTGATGCCTGGAGACGTATTAGAATTACCACATCTCAGAGATGCACTGTTGCTCAACAATGAAAGATCAGCTGTCAACAAATACTATGTGGTAAATGATGCTAATAGAGGTGCTGAAGGATTCAGCCAAACATGGTATCCTCATATTTGGCGTGTAAAACTAAGTCCGCTAACAGACAGCCAAGAATACTACGATATACTTGGAGATAGTGCAGATGCCAACAGCCTCAAAAACGATGTTAGCACATACAAAGCAGAATACAACATCAGTGATGCTATTGTTGCTGCCGCAGATCAAGAAGATCCTACAGGCACAAGTTTACGAGATCATCTATTTGGATACGATTATCCAACCAGCGGTGGTATTGTAAACAAAGACAACACTTGGAACCACGGAGAAACAATTGCCACAGGCGATCAATTCCCCAGCAATCCACAAGAAGGCGAATACTTTATTAGAAATGACTTTGAACCTAATAGATTGTTTGTACGTAGAGGCACCAAGTGGCACAGACTGTACGACAATATCACTGACAAGACTTGGACAGAACAAACATACAATGCCAGCGATTATATCTTCAACCAAGAAGAAACTGCAATATTTGATAACAGAGAATATGTTGCACAGCAAGGCATGAGCAAAGTTATACTACCGAAACCAGACAACGGTCTATTAGGCGGTGGCTATGTAACTGCTGGATATGTTGAGGATGGATATACAGAGGAATAAATCTTAAGGAAGAACAATCATGACCATAACATTAAGATTAGATAAAGGTAGCGAACTAACGTTTCAGGAGTTGGACAACAACTTTACTGATCTCAACAGTCGCTTGAATGTGTTAGAAACCACAGACACAGATAACCAAACGCTAACACTTAACGGAACTACACTTAGCATAAGCAACGGAAACAGTGTTGACCTTGGCAGTGTAAGTGCTAGTGTATCAATAGGAGATAGTGCCCCGATAACTCCAGAAGCAGGAGATCTTTGGTGGCAAAGTGATGTTGGTAGACTGAGAATATACTATACAGATACAGGCGGAAGCCAGTGGGTAGATGCTAGTCCAACAGGTGCAGGCGGCAGTGGCAGTAATGTTACTGTAAGCGACGGTGCTCCAAGCACACCAGTACAAGGCGACTTGTGGTGGGAAAGTGATGTTGGTAAACTGAGAATTTACTACAACAATGTGTGGGTAGATGCTGCACCTTCAGGTACTGGAGGATCTACTAGTGGTGATCTAAGCATAGCTAGTATTAGTGCTTTAGGTGATGTAGACTTCAATGGTATTACGCTGGACGGTTCAAATGGTCAGAACAAAGTTCTAGCATGGGACGAAGCACTACAAAGATTTGTTCCTAGAGGTACTGCGGTGGTCACAGTGAGTGATGTACAGCCTGCTACTCCTGTAGAAGGTGATCTATGGTGGGAAAGTGATGTAGGTAAACTAAGAATTTACTACAACGACGGTGTACAAAGTCAGTGGGTTGACGCTAATCCAGCTGGCACAGGCGTTGATCAAGATGATTTAAACGTAGTAACATCAAGAGGCAGTACTACAACAAATACAATTACAGTTGGAGGTATAACTTCAACAGGTGATATTGGCATCACAGGATCACTAACAGCTTCAGGTACAATCAGCAGTGATACATCACTGAGAACACAAGGCAATATTGAGTTTGAAGGCAGCACAAACAATGCATTTGAAACAAGATTGCAAGTTGTAGATCCAACACAAGACAACACAATTACATTCCAAAACGCTAGCGGAACAGTTGCATTTTTGAGCGATATTGTTGGCGGAGGAGGAGGACTAGCAAATATAGTTGAGGATACAACACCACAACTTGGCGGTCAACTAGACTTAAATGGACAAACTGTAACTGGAACTTTAAATATAGATTATGACACTGATGCTGTTGCTTATATAGGTAAGGCAGCAATAGGCTTTAATGGTTATGCAAACACTGCATCGTTTGGCCATATAGACATGCACAACGTAAACCAAGGCAGTGGTCTTATGGTTCAAGGCACTGGGAATACTACATTAGTTGGCTACGGTGGTGTTACGATTCATACAAATAGTCAAGCAGGGTTTAGTGGCGTACAAACTGTGTCTTTTCAACATGATGAAGGGATGAGAATAACTAATGCCTACAGCAATGGTAACGGGCTTGTATTTCAAGGTGATTTTAATAAAACTACAAAACTCGCTATTAATGGTACGCAAACCGGAGATAGGACAATATATTTACCAGATGCTAGTGGCACAATAGCGTTAACAAGTGATATTACTTCTTATAGCAATGCCGATGTTGATACACACCTTAACACTAGTACTGCAACTGCTAACCAAATACTAAGTTGGGATGGAGCAGATTATGCATGGGTTGCTGATCAAACTGGAAGTGGAAGTAGTGCATCAAATCTTATTGCATGGGACTTAGCAGACACTGCAAATTCAAAAGTATTAGATGCAGGTACTGTGGCAGACTCAGCGTGGTATTACGGTGATGTAGTAAGTGATCCAGCAAATCCAGCAACAAGTGTAGTGTTAGACATTTCAGCGGCTACATTTACTGGTAATGTAATGGGCGAAGTACACGGTGATGTTAAACAAGCAGATGGCTTAACACTTATCCTTGACGTAGATGCTGGTGTAGGCACAGCAATGTATTACGGTGATGTGACTGGTAATATTATTACTGAATCAGTACAGCCTGCTAGTTCTACAACACTTGATCCTGGTACTGTACTTACAGTTAAAGGCGGCAGTACATCAGCAGTAAACAGTGTAGGCGGTGATTTAATATTAGATGCTGGCTCAGGTGGTGCACAAGGTGGCATAGTAAAAGTTGGAACCATTGACGGTGCAGGTGTAGCAATTGGAAGTGGTACTGGTTCAATTGAAATGAATAGTGTTACAAATTTTAATGCTAACGTAGATTTTGAATCGGGTTCTACAGTAGACTTTACTGGTGTAACTGTAACTGGTTTATCAGGCGGCGGCTCAGGATTACAAAGCAGAGGAACTGTCACAGGCACAACTGGTAGTTTGGCAGATGGTGATGAAGCAGACTTAGACATCACAGGATTCAAATCATACGCACTACTGACTATAACAACAGACAGAGCAGCTCGTGTAAGATTGTATGTTAGTGACGCAACTAGACTCGCAGATGCAAGCAGAGCAGAAGGTGTTGATCCTACATCAGACGCAGGACTTATTGCAGAAGTTATTACTACAGGTGCAGAAACAGTAATTATAAGCCCAGGTGCTTATGGATTCAACTTAGAAAGTCCAGTAACAACAGCTATATCTACTAGGATAACAAACAAGAGCGGCAGCACAAGCACTGTGCAAGTAGATCTAAACGTACTACAACTGGAGGCGTAAGATGGAATTATTCCAAGTCACACTGAAAAAAGGTGAAGACATACAAGCGTTTTATGACGATATGGAAACACCAGGTGGTGCTCTACACATTCCAGATAGGAGTGTTGAGTGCAGTGACAGACGACCAACTTCAAGAACCACAGGCTATATGCTCACAATGGAAGAAGCACAAACGGTTGCGGCTGATGATCGTGTGCAACAGGTTATGCCACAATCAGTTTTAGATAGAGATATCACAATCTCAGAATCAACTTACACAGGTAG